GGATAAGCGCCGAGGCTGAATCCACCTGAACGGCAGTGACTTCTGACCGACTAGAGTTGGTGTTTGTAATCCTCAAAGACCTACAAATGGCAGTCGTAGCGGCAGGCACCTCGTACAAAAGGGTGGTTACGTTTGCGCTAGGAATAAGTCTTGATCGTTCGTATTTATTGGCCATGGCTATACCGTTACGTTGACTGTGCCCACATTTCCAGTGCCCGAAACCCCCGAAACCGGGAAGCTTAAACTGGGTATTACACTGACCGTGCCCACACGCCCAGTGCCCGAAACCCCCGAAACCGGGAAGCTTGAACTTGGCCCAATCTCACTGATACTGGAAACATATGTCACGGTTAAAATTAAAGAAGGAATAGAAGGGCAAAAGGCCGTGGCAGCCTCTGCCAACAGCACAAGCCCGGTATTACTAACTGCCCACATTAACTCAAAATAGTCCTCGCCATCCAAATCAAGCAAAAAGTTCCAAGCAGCCACGGCAGCGGCTGATGATCCTTGGACCGTGACCTTTGTAGCGGAGGCCCCGATGTCTTGACCGTTGACCCTGGGCCAAATAAAAGCGTTCGCCGCGCCGCCTGATGCTTTTTTAAGTTGAGCGGAAAACTGAATATTATAGACGCCGGGTAAGTCCACGTACACACGAGAGGTGTTACCTGGGTCTCTGTATATCCCACTAGAAAGCTGTTCTATTTCTAAAGGAAGCGCATAGGCTGTGTTGGTGGCTGCCGCCGTTTGCGTCGTGCGATCTATAAAAGACGCATAGGGCAGGAAAAAGTTTTCTGTGCCATCCAAAACAGAACCAGGGCCCCCTGCTCCAAAAAACCCTAAAGCGCCAAGATTGTCGTTATCAACGGTCGAGGTGTAGGCACTGTTAAGTTGAAGAACGATTTGTTCTAACGAACGTACAAGCTGGTTAATTTGAGACGGGTCATATTGTGCTCTAGCGTCCTGCAGACGAACGTTAAGAATTTTGCTCATCTTAGGCCGTCTGGTTGAATATCTACGCGCAAGGTTCCATAGCGCCAATTTGTGTTAAGAGCATCACTTTCAATCCCCAAACTTATTTGGCGTCCTCTTGCCCTGGTATCCACCTTTTGCGTAGTCGGCGTAATGATATACGGGTCGAGCGAGGAGGGGCTTGCCGTGGCTTGAGGATATGGTCGCAGCAACAAACGTACCGTGAGATTGCCCACCTGATTTTTGAAATCTGGGATAAAGCGGCGCATATAGAGCATATTGTCACCGTCACCAATATCAAAGTAGCCAGACCGAATATATGCAGTAATTGGCGAACCGTTTCCATTGACGCCATCCTCATGGTTGTATAAAAAGGTTTGCCCTGCAGTCAGCCCATAAATTGTGCTAATTGTGGCAACGTTACTATTTTCGTTATACTCAGAAGCGATTGGTCTTTCAAATGTGCCAATATCACTCCAGGCGGTCCTGGCTAGGCTTCCTATACTCCACACGTTTTCAAGGTAGTTATAAGTCACAAAACGGTCAATATAGTCGTTGGTAAAAGAACAATACCACCAGGTCACTTCATTAAACTGCGAGTTCACACCTGCAGCAACTTTGTTTCCTTGTATGATATTAAGGTCTTTAAACACGTAGTCTTGAACCGTACAGGGCATTTTTTTGACTGTGCCGTCAAACATGTAAAACGCTTCAGGGCCCATCCAAAAAGCTAGGCCGTTAACGTCTACTGCTGCGTGGGGTCCAATACACCCACAACTAGCCCCTAGTTGGCTAAAGCCAAAAGTGTAAGGAGGACCAACATACTGCTGCCCATGTACAGAAGTGTCAGTAAATATCAATATCTGCCCACGAGACCGTATGGCAGAAACAATTCGACTTCCGTCCGTTAGCCGTTGGCCACCAGCGGTATTTGTCGCAGATTCCGTAAAGGTGTTGATGTCCTCTTGATTTGAAAACCGAACGAACATTGGGTCTTGCGTAGTGGAGGTGCCAATTACATTTTCCGTGCCAAAACAGACAAGATGCCTGTCTGGTGTGGACACCAAGGCAAACATGCTTTTTGTAGGCGCCCCAGAAATAGCCAAAGCCCTGGTTCCTGTGCCAACGCTCAAGTCCCAGTTATAAATAGGCCCGTTGCATATTTGAGCAATTAGATCCTCACCAAAAGTATCTAATTTCCAAACACGAGTACTCAATGTAACCACTCCAGAAGAGCGAGGCGTGCCCCAGGTGCTAATGCCCCACGTGCCTGCTCCCCAACCAAAGTCAAAAACGCTAACGTCCGCACCTATGTGAATTTGATACTGACCCACAACAGATGCTCCGCCATTTCCGCTGTCGGAACTATTGGCATTAACTGGCGATTGAATGGTGTAGGTATTAGAATTGACTACAGTACGGATCTCGTACTCAGAGTTAAGTATCGCTGCGGTAATCGCTCCACCAAGAGACACGGCTCCGCTAAACGTTACAAAGTCCCCGACAAGCGCCCCGTGGTTGTTGTCTGTAACGGTAAGAACGTTGCTGCCTGTGGCAGCAGCAAATGTTACCTCTCCAGCGGCGGTTGTGGCTCGTATTGGGGTTATGTCAAAATAGGTTCCGCCATTAAATACATATAGTTTTCTGGTGGTTCCTACTGCAAGATAAGGAGAACCATCTAATGCATTCCAGGTCAATAGGTCAGTAGTCTGGCCAACAAGAGCGGTTGCTGATAAATTAAAATTAGTCCAACCCCCAAGTTTTTCAGGCAGCCCATAACGAAATCGGATGTAATCTCCGTCAATCCAGCCGCCTTCAGCACCGTACTCAGTGTTCTGCTTGTCAATTCCGGGTTTTAGGGCTAGGCGAAAATAGGCCATTTAGTCAGAGCCCCAAGTCTTTGCCCCCGCAGCCGGAAGCGTAGTGACCCATATAGAAACGTTCTGTAGGGGCGCCCATGGCTTGCCACAGTTTGTGCATACGCCAGTAGATTCCTCAAGGGCACTTACTGGGTCTTTGCAATGCGAACAAAGGATCTCGACCTCGTGCTTTGGCTCGATTCCAAGTTGCGTGTTTTTAGCTTCAAAAGTTGTTTTCATTAGGCCACCAATCCGGGTAGATACACCGTTTTACCATCTTTTTTGACGGCTGTTAAGCTTTGCTTTTTGAGGTTTTGCGGGTCGTAGCTGACGTGGACCCAGCCGCTGTCCGGGACCCCTTGCGTGTAGAACTCGAGGATGACTTGCGTGAAGTCGAGGTTTTCTGTGATCCACTTGGCGAGGTCCGCGTTTGGGACACCTGGGATTTCGATGTCCGCTGCTTGGCCTTTGCAGTGATCGCTCGTTTTCGAGCCTCCGACCTTGGCATTGACGTCCGGATGGCGGAAGCCCGAGTTGACCTTGACCCCAGTCTTAAAATGCTCCCTAACAGGCTGAAGAACTTGTTCACATAGTCTTTTAAGATTTTCAATTTCTGCCTCCCCAGGCGTGTTATCCATGTCATGCCGCAGTGCAGTATCAGACTTTACCATCTCGGCAAGAGAAAAGTTATTTGTTAGTTGCATCTTTTTTTGCCTTCATGTCCATGATCTTCTCAAGGGTGCGTCCGCCAAAATAAAAGGACATAATCAGCATCCCCCACTGGCCCAAGAGTTCAACGTAGTTATTGTTAACCTCAATCTCCCAAGCAGACATCATCCCAAAGACGGTGTAGGTCAGGAGGATAAAGATAAGCGTCATAGGCCGGATATTCTTGGATAGCCATGAGTCCGACTTCATATCGGCCTCAGTCCGCTTGGTCAGGTTGTCCTGCTCGTTCATGTCGGCTTGGAGTTTGGCAAGTTCTCCTTTTTGTTGCATCTCTAAAAGCATGGCTTGCGCCTTGGCCCGTGCCTCTGGGTCTGGCAGAACCTTGTCAAGAACCTTTTCCCCGATACTTAATAGTGCTGCTATAGGTAACATTATTTCTTACTCCTTGAAAGCATGGTTGCGGCGATATTAAGCATCGCACGGGTTTGATCTAAATCAGCGGGAGGAGTTGCCCAGCCCACCGTAATCTGTCCTATAAACCGGCTAGGCTCAGGCGGGATACTGATCCGACACCCAAACCGCATACCCTTCTCGATGTACCACAGACCAATCTCTGACTGCGCTGCACCCGTAGTCTTAAATATATGGGATACGGCATCCTCAACCCTATCCTCGGCAATCTCAGGAAGTTTCTGGCTTTCCTTGTACGTCCCTACAATTAGGTCTTTATTGTCATACAGTATCCAACCACCAAAGGCCAGCACCGCCATAAGGATCAGGGCGAATAGTTTAAACGGCGAGTCAACATACGCCAGCACCTTTGAAAGCGTGTCATTAGCGTTTAGTTTCTCAGCCATTACAGATGACCCTTCATAATGTAATAAATTGTGACAACCAGAAACGCCAGCATCACACAGATAATCTGCAACTCTCGTAACTTTGCTACATCCCTGCCCAGTGCATCCTTGCTTTTGGCATGACGGGCAA